TCAACGCTCCTAAGAAGAATGTCGGGGATAGAAAGCTGACTGAAGAAGAGTTCATCGAATACCAAAAGCTTTCGGGAACTTGGATTACAGAGTCCGTAGAAGCAGAAATGAATACTCCTGAGTGGGAGACTTACACCGATGAGGAGAAGGTCGACATTATCAGGGATATCGCAAAAGACATGCGGGCTAATGCTCGTGACCAATTGTTTTCCGAGGAGCAGGAAGATACTGACGCCGACAACGAGGAGGCAGAAGATGAACTCTGGGAAGACCTATAATAAGGAGCTATTATGGCGGAACGAGAAATCGAAACAGCGGAGAGAATTGCTGTGTTAGAGCTACAGGTAAAGTTGCTACAACTTACAGTTGAGAGCACGAATATGAAACTGGACGAACTACTGACACTCAGATCAAAGGGGGTGGGGGCTTTTTGGTTAGCCTCTGCCCTCTTCGGGACGGGTCTTGTAGGAGTTCTTGCCGCCTTGTTTCAATGGATGCGAGGATAAGGGTGATAGATGTCTAAACGAAAACCTATTGCAGCCATTACGGCTGCGCTACTAATAGCTACTCCATTCATTGGAAACTGGGAGGGAAAGAGAAATGATCCCTATAAAGATATTGCGGGTGTTGCTACCGTTTGTTACGGAGAGACTCGTGTCCCTATGCGTCGATATACTGACGCCGAGTGTACAGAAATGTTGGAGGAAGCTGTATCGGAGTTTGCGGCTCCGGTACTTAAAGCGACTCCGACGCTTGAAGGAAAACCCTACGCCCTAGCGGCTGCTACTTCATTGGCGTATAATATTGGGCTTGGAAGTTACAGCGGGTCTACTGCGAGGAAGAGATTTCTCAAAGGAGATATCAGGGGTGGTTGTTCCGCCCTACGGTTTTGGGATAAGGCGAGAGTGAATGGTAGACTTCAAACAGTCAAAGGCTTGGCTAACAGGCGGGCTGCGGAATATAGTGTCTGTGTTAAAGACGTATAGTATTTATATATTAGCCGCTGCGCTGGCGGCTAGTTCATTCATGTTGTACACTTCAAACTTGAAACTTGAAGCGTCTAAAGCGCAGGTCGTAGCGGAAAGACAGAAGGTTGAGACTGTCATCGCTAATTGTAAAGCCGCGGCCAGTGAGGCTAAAGCTAAGAATATTGAAGAGGTAAAGAAAATTGAAGACGTATACGAAAAGAAGGCAGAAGAATCTGACGTTCGGCTTGCTGACTTGCGTAAGCAGTTTAATGCTAATCTCTTGCAGTACGCCAGCAAAGCTAGAGGTTCGTCCGGGAGTGTGCGTCTATCCAGCATTTCCCCAATTGCCGCAAGCGGCTACACAAAAAGTGACAGTACCGAAATTTCTATTACCTTCGAAGACGCAGGAATCTGCGCAGAAAACACTGCCCGTCTCCAAGCCGTAAAGGAATGGGCAGATAAAATTAATCAGTAAACATAAAAAGCCGCTAGAGGAAAGGATCACTCCAATCTTCTAGCGGCTTTTCTTTTATTTACTCGACATTGCCGATTACGACGACCTCACAACCCCCGCCGGTACATGACAGCTCTTGCGAACCAGTAGTCGTATCCTGCGTCTCGTACAAGCGTAGGTCGTTCCAATCGATAGCGGGCGTGGGGTGTTTCTGAACCCATTCGTTGTACTCACTCTCCGATACTTCGGTATACGGCGCCTGTTTATAGGTACCACCGTCGTAGGGAAGGAATGAGACACCAGATAGCGTATCAAAGTTTTTATATACCCATGCACCAACCTCAGGCCACTCCTCGTCTTTTACGTTGATAGTGGCAGAAGGCTTATGCTCACACCAGTTGTCTTGCAGATGCTTCCACAGTTCCAGCGCCTCTAGAGCAGTCTGGTCATGGCGGGTTACTGCCCCAGCGGGAGCGGCCTTTGGGAAGAAGAAGACACTGGTATTGAGTGGGGACATGACGTCTTCCTCCCAGTAAACTCCCGCATCTTTGAGAAAGATCGTGAGAGGGTCTTTATTGTCAGCACGGACTGTTCGAATATAAAACGGACTGTGGCGAGTATGAAGCCCGCTAGCACTATCGACAAGCTGACTAACAGTGCCAGAAGGCTTGACACAAGTAGTAGCAACTGATTGAGGAATACCGAGACGTTCTGCCCACTCTTTGTTAGTAGCGATGACGACATCGCGTACTGTCTCGAGTACATCGGCTTGTCCAAGTAGCGACAGATTGTCACAAACACCTGTGAGACTAACACCGAGAAGACGTTCTTCATTGCATGTATCCTGCCATTTCTTTCTTAAATACTTGAAGTCTGTGAAAGAGCTTTGTATCGTTCCAAGTATAGCTGCAACTCGGGCCTTTCTTTTGAGGCTATCCAAGCTATCTGTTGATCGGACAACAATTTCGGTAAGGTTACAAAACTGGAATGGTTTAAGGATAATTTCACTGCAAGGGTTTGTGCCGAACTCAGGCGTCGCGTCACGGCGTCCATTTCGTCCTGCAATAGCTTGGCAAGCATAGCGACTGAAGAGACCGGGCTCTCCTGAGTGCGACTCATATATCTCTGTCCACTTATTCATGAAGAAACCAACATCGGGCCTACGGTTGTCGTAGACAGCAGAGTTATTGGCTAGGCGGCGGTGGCCATTGTGTTCCCACCATGCGCCTGACTTGGCCTTGGATAGCCGGTCGTCCGTACAGTCGAACAAACTGATCATGGCTGAACGGCGTACACCACCAACCACCACGATGTCTGCAATCTTGCACATCAGGTCGTGGCATTCGAGAGTAGTTAGCCTTCTTCCAGCGGCCGTTCTAAAGAGGCGAACAGTGAACTCGAAAAGGTCCTCCAAAGGTCGGGGGCCTGAAGCACGTCCACCAAAAGTTTTGAGTCTCGCTCCGGCAGGACGTACTCTAGACACGTCCCATTTGGGAACGCGACCACCAACAAGGAGAGAGACGAGCTCTCTGAAGCTTCTTGCCCAGCCTTCTTTACTGTCTCCAACGACAATTGTAGTATCGGTTGGCTCAAGGGTTTCTGCGATTCGGGGGAGTTGGTCAGTATACTTACTTTCTACGGAGAAGCCGACGCCGGTACCACACATTAGAATGTACATGGTCTCGTCGAAGCTTCGGAGGGAGTCAACAGGGAGGTATGCGCAGTTATACGCAGGGACGTGGCAGCGGTCAAGAGTAGGACCAGCAGTCATCAAAGCCCGCATACTTGGCATGACTTCGAGATTGTAGATAGCGTCATAAAGCTCGGACCAAGCATCACCAATATAACGAGCTTTCTCTGGTTCTACTTGCTCTTTGTAATAATCAACAAGCCTACCAACTGTCTCATCCCAGTTCTCTCTACGATTCTCTTTCTCAATCCACTTGGCGTATCTGCTCTTGAAGATGAAGCTAGAATAGAGATCAGGAAAAGGAGCGTGTGAATTAGATTTGGCGTTCAAGAACTGCCTCCAGTGCTGGGCTCTTACCGTGCATGGCCCTATGTATTGTCATTGTGGCTAGATTCAAAGTATCTGCGATAGCTGCGTAGGAGAAATTCATCTCACGAAGATTGAAAGCTTCTTCTAAAATTTCAGGAGTAACCTTTAGAAGTTTCTCTCCTTGAATTTTATTAAAAGAGGGCCGATGCTCTGCAATCAACTTTCGTTCCATTTCACAAGCGTCCGCCTTTGTCAGACCTTTCACCACAATACGAACCCAATCGTCAGGAGTATATCCTTCAAAGAGCATGTCATTATAATGATTCTTGTGGTCTTTATCACGATTATTAATCTGCCATGCACGATCACCTGTGCCATGACCTATGTACAAAGGCTTTCGATCATAAAGACACTGATGCATGTAGACGTAGTAAACAGAGGGGAATGGATTTGAATTACGCTTCACTAAGTTTCCTAATTTGTTTGTCAGACACGATCATCTGGAAGTGTTGAGGAAGAACCTCAACAACATACCGAGTCTTGCCCGCTAGGGTTTTATAGACACAAACGACGATACCCTCGTAGAGAGCATCGCCGCTGTATTTTTCTACTTTATCACCAACTTCAATCACAGACCGGACATATCCGCTTTGACGTAGTTGTCAGGCTTTAGGATCTTGCCGTCATGTCGGTACTTGATTACACCGTCTACGACCTTAGTCATATTATTCTCAGCGACTCTCTTAAAGGCTTCTTCAAGGTTGACTTGGTACCGTACAGCCAACTGAGACAGCGTGTACTGTACGTCAGCCATCTCCTTGATGAACTCTGCTCGAGTCTCTACAGAGGGATTCATCATGTAGGCAGTTCCTGCCTCGTACATCTCGTCAGTCTCTTCGTCGAAGCAAACCCATGCCGTCTTCTCTTGAAGCTCTTTAGGGTTGGCGTCTACGAACTCTTGTACGTAGTCTTCTCGGGTCTTGGTATTAGTCGTCATAAAGCTCGTCTGTATAGGGATTATTGTCAGGATGGCTCCGGCCCTTTCTGGGATACCGGAGATCCTTTTCTTGTTTAGTCTCACGACGAATCTTTCGTCGCTCTTTCTCTTCGTAGGCGCGTATGCCCTTAACCATCACAGACTTTCATTGTAATCAAATTTAGCCAATAGTTTTAGATAGTGGATGGCCTTTTTGAGGTCTTCGAGACCCCCCTTGTCACGAAAGCGTACAGTATATTTTACTACCGAAGCTTGGCATTGGTCAAGTTTATTAGCCATGGAAAACTCGATAGGCTGAATCGAGTATCCTTTGTAATGATCACCGCCTTCCTGAGAATCTAGAGGATTAGTTGCTACCAAGTTCTGCTACGTCCTCTATTGCTACGTTTACGTTAAGATAGTCGTTTTGAAGCTTTCTCTTAGCCTCGTAGAGCTCGTTGAACTCTTCTTCGGTTACGGAAATAGTGTCTTCACCGTTCCCGATCCAAAAGTAAAAGGCCATTTCGAGATTACTCTGTTCCACTGTCGTCTTCTTCCTCGGGGTCGTACCCGGCATGTTCAAGTAGTTCGTCGAGACGATCCTCGACCATATCTTCAAAGGCGTCTACAATAGCCTCCGTATTGATCTCTAGTAGGTCTACTAGATCCCAAGCATCAAAGTAGTCCGTCAAGACCTTTTTGATTTCATCGTTCATTTTCATTGGATCACCAAACATCTATTCACATTTACACTTTCGTTCGCTTACCGTCGTGCCACGAGCCGCAAGACTGACAATGAAGTCGTTGTATCTTGAAACTGCGAGTCCTACGGCATCCCCGGGACTGGATTTTAGTTGAACCGCAAGCTCCGCAAGCCAGCTTATCAGTTCGCTCTCCGAGAACCGGATGGTTGGAGATGAATGGGACGATTCGTTTGTACAACTGTTCAGTGAGGTGGATATCTCCAATGTTGTATTTCTCCATACGCTTCTGAGCCTTTGCGTCGCCCTCAATGACCTTGACCCAAAGAGAGAAACCCTCGTTGGCGACCTTCTTGCCGATCTGCAACAGGGGACCGATGTAAGCAAGCTTGTTGCTCTGAAACCCTAGCTTCCTTACGGCCTTCAAAAGGTCGATAGAAGTCGTAGGGGGTGGAGGTGTCAGTCCTGCGAGAAGGAACTCGCCCATTAGCTTACGTAGATCAAAGGAGTCACCGTTGTACGATACTACGGCATCAGCCTCAGAGATCAGGCGATGAGCCGCCTCGATCATTCCTTTGTGGCCGTCAGTCCAGTCACTGTGGAAATGAACTTCCTTCTCTCCGAGGAACTTAGCAGCAAAGCAGATAGGAGCCGAAGGGGCCACGATCTGATTGATGCCGATGTTTTGCTTGAAGAGTCCGAATGTGTAGACTAGGGCTGGCTTAGTCTCAATGTCGATGGTGAGGATTTTACTCAAAGGCTTTCGAATTCTCTTAGAAGGGCGATGGCTTTATCGTCGTCACCGAGAATAAGTTCATCCATAAGCGCATGGAATTTAACAGAAATTTCTGCCGACTCCTTGTCGCGGGCTACAGCATTAATAGAAGCAAACGTCTCTCCGAAGTCAAGGTACTGCCACCAATTACGTTTCCAGCCGTATTTAGAGTTATCTTCTACGACAGGATTGACAGTAAAGGCACCCCTTTTAAGGGCCTCGATCTTTTCTGCGTCAGTCAGTGTCTGAGCAGGGGTTGTATGCTTTTCCGTAACTGCTTTTAACTTAGCGTTAAAGGCGTCTTCCGCCCTCTTGCGAGCGTATTTTAGTTGTGTCTGATTCATTTCAGAGATTTAGCTTTCGTTTTCCTCTTACGAGGGGGTCGCGGAGGAACGAACCAACCAGTTCCTCTATCGAGATACTCGGCCATTCGTAGGAGGAGCGAACTGTCTGTGTGCCGTCCGATGATTCGATGATTACAGTAGTTGCAGAGAGCTCCCCTGACTTCCCCGGTTTTGTGATTGTGATCGACTGCAAGGTTTGTTTTGAAGTCTGTAGCCGGTCTAAGACAGATCGCACAGCTTCCGTTTTGGCGTTCCAAGAGTTCATTAAATTGGTCTAGCGTAATCCCGTAGAGTCTTTTTAGGTGTCTTTCACGAGGGGTCAATCACTCAATCCCTCGATCCCGTTGAAGATCTCAGGGACTTCTGGTTGCTTAGTCACAGTCGTCAAATAGCGAGGACCTGTGCTGTAAGCAAAACCACGGAGGCCAGGCCAGCACCGAAAGCGATGGGCGCAATAACTACACCCAGTGCTGAGTTTACGATTTCCGCTTTTTCCGTCAGGTACGTCTTCGTAGCACTTACCGGGGACTTCTTCATTTT